TACATATCCTTTGTCTTTCCATGGCGTTGCTTTGTATTCAGGATTTATCTCTGCATTTTTTTTATGTCTCATAAATGATGCCATGCGCGCAATCGTGTCTCTTGAAATCTTAGCTTTTTTAGCTAATTGCGATGCACGCCGCCACCCTACGGCCGTCATTCCTTTTACCTCATCTCTACCATGCTCATCTCTCCATCTCAATACTTTTTTAGCATTATTACTAGCTGACTCAGGATAGTCATTATAGCTCTCTAATTTAATACTAATAGCCTCTAGTTTTTTTAATAAATCATCATAAGTCATATCTAATCTTTAATGGTATTAATTGTATTGTTAATTTTCCTATTCTTATTTTATACATACACTATCATCATCTATAGGTATATCGCATGAGTCTAATACTGACTCAATAATTACCTGTATATTACATACCCATCCTGATACTGTATTGTCAAATCTCTCTGTAAATGGCTCACATGTAAAGTCATTATCTACAAAATATCTAGGCTCCTCTCCATGCTGCGCATTATATAGAAATGTGTTCTCTCCATGTTTTAGCAATGCTATAATATCTGACATTATATTTAACATCTCATTTAATACAAAAGTCTCATTATCCTCATCTGCAATATCCATAATAAATAACTGAAAATTAAAAGTTTTTTGAGACATACTAATATCTACATTACCTATATTGACATGTGCTAGCGGAAACTTTGTATTTTTCTCTATATCTACATCAAATATATCTCCTGTAGTAGTAGTCTGTATTTGTTTATGTGCCTCTAATAGACATGTAATAGTATCTAATGTATTTTTGTATGTTTTGTATCTTATTGTCATATTTATTAGTTTTCTCTTTTTACCTCCTGTCTACTGTTTAGGTCCTGCTGATATGCCATATATGTAAAACATTGTACCGCTGGCAGACATGTAATAGTGTCAAATTTTTCTACTTTACAATCAGCTAATCTGTAGATGACTTCATACCATCCCCATTTATTTTTAAGAGTTTTATCCTCTCCTTCAGAGTCTCCATCTCCAAATATTTGCTCATACTGTCTAAAAGTTGCGTTCCTAAAGCGTAAAAAAAAACACTAGCTCCATTAAAATCAGCTACCTTTAAATTGTTTTTAAATATCTCTGCCCGCTCCTCTGATGGCTCATAATCCTCTACTATATATTTTTTGCCCTTTTGTTTTATAACAGGTCTATACAATACAGATAATAAAGTATGTAAATTTTTATACATACCATCCTTAATACAATGCTCTATATCTACAAATGCTCCCAAAGATATATCTCTTAATTTAGGATCAAACCCATATTTGACTCCATCTATTTTTATTATATGCTTTAAATCCTCTGTAGGCTTACTGTTTAGTAAATCAGACATTACTCCTGATAATTTAGTTAAATCAGAAATTGACATATTCCATAGGTCCTCCTCTGGTATGTCAGATAAATAATGTATCATCATTACTAATTTTGTATGTTTGTCTGATTTGTCATCTGTTAAATATTGCATAGTACCCATATATTTGTCTATAGACATCTCATCCCATGAGTCAGGCATACTATACCATTTAGACTCTCCATTTTTATTTAGTTTTATTTGCATATATAGTATAATAGAAAAATTAATATTTTAGTTTAGAATTGTATTAATACACATAATACCTACCATAGTTAGCGTCTATAGCAAAGTAAAATCTCATCATTATTGCATCAGCATAGTCAGGCGACCTCCCTATAATATCTTTAATTTGTGGTTTAGGTATTATTTGTAATTTACCATCCTTATCAATATTATGACTTCTTACCTGTTCTAATTCCTGTATTATATTGTTTTTTACTTTTATGTCATTTGTAGATATACCTACATGTCCTTTGTTTATATAGTCAGACATATAGTAGTAGCATTGTGTTTTTAGGTTTTGGTAATTTTCTTTGTTTAGACATCTACTACCATTAATAAATCCTCTACATCCCTTAATCATGTCTACTACCCCTGATCCTATACCATCCTCATCAATAACTATATTTCTAGTATATACATCATACTCTCTCTGTAGCTCTTTTATTTTGTCTGCTACCTCTGTCAATGATGATTTATTTATAGTAATAATTTTGTCTATATGCATGCCAGTCCATAGACATATAACAGTTTTATCATCTCCATATCTACTAATATCAGCAGATATATACCTATCTCCCTCTATACCCTGATTACTAAATAGACCTACTATATTGTCATAATGTATTAGACTATCCTTTGTACTATCATACTCCCAATTACCATATAATAGTCTCTGTTTACTAATCTCATCTAATGACTCTAAATTAGTTTTGTAATGTTTAGATATATATTTATTGTCATCTACTAGACTTTGTATAAATACTCTATTGTCTCTAATAGTACCCTCCTTTGCTGGTTTGTAGTAATTAGTATATAGCCATCCCTTACTAGGATTACATGTCATCAATAATGTAGGAGTTAAATTATACTCATCTAGTTTATATCTTAGTCTAGACATTAATACCATTTTAGCTCTCTCTGTTATCTGATTAGCCTCATCCAAAAATGAGGATGTAAGCTCATAACTACCTAGACTGTCAAAATTTCTATCTGATGGATACGCAAACATATCCTTTAATATAATCTCTGAGCCGTTAAAAAATGTAATTATATTTGACTGTGCATTATAGTTGTAATGTGTTTTACTTTCTATACCCCATAATTTACATACCTCAAAAAATGTATTTAATGTAGTTTTTTTAAGTGAGTCTAATTTAGACCTACCCATTAGATGTCTAGTACCTGGATATTTTAATGACATCATCAGTAAGTATGCACATCCTAAAAATGATTTACCTCCACCCGCACTACCTCCATACAAAATCTCATTAGTATTTTTATCAAATAAATACTTTAAAGCTATTTTTTGTTTATTAGTAAATGTAGGACTAATAGTCAATCCCATCTATTTTAATGTCTATTTTTACTGGCTCATTTTGACTAGTAATGTCTAACTCTGACCTCTCTACATACCCTCTCTGTTTACCTTTACATTTTAAATAGAATATTGTAGCTGATGTATTATGACTTGCTATCTGTTTATGTAATGATGACTCTACAAAGTCTAACGCTATATTGTTAATGTCCTCTACCTTTTGTCTAAAATCCTCATCCTCTTTTAGCCACTTATAATATGTAGCTCTAGGTATCTTTGCCTCATGACATGCAGCAGATACTACCCCTAAACTAGCCTCTAATGCTGCTAGCATACTCTCCTTTTTTATATGCCTACTTTTGTCTATACTCATATAGTATAATAGATTTTTTTACATTTTATTTTTTAGGTCCTCAGGAGTAGGTAATAATATACCTAACTCTGTCTGACTCCATATCCTAATCTGCTCTATATAATCATTAAACTCTCCTCTCTCCATTGTCTTTGTATCATCTACCATGAACTCTCTTTTTAGTAATGCATGTATCTCATGAGGATAATAGCCTAACTCTGATCCTAATATTTTAACTATACACTTCCAATAGTAATTATTTTGTTTATGGCTTCTCTGCATGGTCTGATTTAAATTTATCCCATAACTTCATAGGATTACTATGCTGAGTATCATCTGCGTCTCTATGTATGTCAGGTATCCCCTTATACTCATCTGTAATTACCTGCTCCATATACTCCTCACAGCAGTACGCATCTTTACATACTAATTTATTATTTACTGATGTAAATTTAACTCTATACAAATTACATGTATTACCGCATATATTACATACAAATCTCATTTTTTATATTTCTTTATTTTGTATATGATGTACCCTATTGTAGGAGTACCTAGTATTATAGTAAATATGTTAGGATGTGGCTCCCCGCAAAATCCAAATAAATGTCTAAAAAACTCTATCATAATTTTTTATCTATTTGAGTTGCTATATACATACCTACAGCTATACCTACGCCTAATGTTATTATATATGTCATTTTTTGTTTTTTAAATATATCTCCTCTCTAGTCAAATGTCTCTCCTCTATACCAAATTGCATCTCAAATCCATAGTCCTCTCTAATTATCTCAGGTATTACTAATTTACCATTTTTAATAATACTAGGTTTGTAATAGTATTTTTTTGTTTTCCTGCCTGCCTGTCTCCAATTATTAGTCATTGTTGATATGTTTATGCATCTCCTTTATTACTGTCTCATCATCTAACTCCCATAGGTATATCTCTATAGTCCAAAACAAAAAGATAAACTCAATCCATAATGCACAAAATTTACCTTTACTGACTACATTACGCCACTCTATAGAAAATGATGGTAAGATGTGTAATGACTTATAATATGCGTATGTGTTTATTTTCATAATTTATTGTTTTTAATTGTTTTCTCTATTTCAAATTGTAAATGATGTATAGCCTTTTGTAAGTCCTCTATTTTTTTCTCAAATATAGTCATACCCGCCTCTGTTTTTTTACCTGCTCTAATAAGATATGTAGTAGCTGTAGCTATATGATATGACAAATCAAAATTATCGCATACCTCTCTAGCTGTGTAATTGTTATGTCCTTTGTAATATTCAGGTACATCTAATATACCTAGCTCCTCTTTTGTCAATAACATTTTAGGATTTATTTTATTCATTTGTTTTGCATTGTCTAAATTTCTGTCAGTTTCCCAATATGACTCATGTTTATCTGCCCTGACCTCTATATTTTTTTTTATATCCATTTTGTCCTCTACTTGCGTTTTTACTATGTACTCCAGGTCTTTTTTTTCTCTGTTTTGTTATATGTCTATGTATTGTCTTTGCCATACTTATTTATTATATTTATTAGTCCATTGTGTATCTCTTTTAGACAGCTAGGACAGTTAGTATTAGTCTTATACCCTCCGCTATATATAGCGTTGTATAACTCTATAGCCTTTACTTTACTGTCTAAGTCTTTTAATTGTTTTGACTTTATTTGTGTCTCTAAACTAAGTACCTCATCTATTAAATATTGTGGTATGTTATCTCTATTTAGTTTACTACCTACAGGCATCCATTTGTCTTTAGGACACTGCATTTGAGATATTGAACACTTGACTCTCATAAAACATTTACACACCTTACATGACGCTGTAGGACTAAAAAAATACTCACACGCTCTACATGTGTTAAATCTAAAATTAAATGTCTCACTATCTACAAAAAAATTACTCATCAGATAATATCTCTTTTAGTTTTATTTTTACATTGTTTATAGTTGTAAATAGGCTGCTCCTACTTATTTTAGTTTTTTTTGCTAAACTATCTAATGTCTCTTTTTTTTCTACATTGTAGTATAACTTATATACATCCCGATCGTACCAATACATAGAGTCTAATGCTTTGTCTAATTTTTCAAAATATACCCATGTAGGATCAGAGTCATCTGTAATGTATAATATATTGTTTATATCTCTAGTATTATCATTATCTCTGACTAGTTGTATGCTGTCATCTATAATATTATTATACTTTTTATATGTATAATAAAATTTGCTTCTTGGACTAGTAAATGACCTCCTTAATGCTACAGCTCCATATTTGATTAGTCCATCTCTGCCATCAGATTTATATATTTGTTGTAATGTGTCTTTATTCATACACAAAAAATATTCCATTAACATAGACACAGCGTCCTCTGCCTCATACTTATTATTAGTATATTGTAATGATATACCTATATATACATCCCTCAAATCTGCTATTATCTTATATATTTCAGTCATCTATAGGTCTAATTTTTTGTAAATCATTAATTAGCTTTGTACTATACTGTCCTATTATCTCTCTATATATTCTAATCTCTCCTCTATTGTCTTTATTTTCTATACCTAATAAAAATCCATTTACCATACATGATAAATTAATAGGTATAATCATTAGAAAGTCATCCCAATTGCCTGCGTTTTTATTGTTGCTATACATGTTATGATACTCTATAATCCATGATGACATATCTATAAAATCTTTGTATTTATGTATGTCTGTTAAATCTCGTAAATTGTCTGTAATATTATCTAGAAATGACTCTATCAGTACCTCATGTTGTATATTTACATATATAGGTTTTACATGCATATACAAATATTAGTATTTTACATACACATATAATGTAAAATGTTAATTAGTTATTAACTGCTTTTTGTTAGCTTATTAACTTTTTTAGTAAAATAGTCTATTAGCTCCTCATAGTCTATCCTCATCATTTTTGTAGGCTGTCTAGATAACTCCTCTAATTTTTTAGCTGTACCCTCTCCATACCTCTCATCTAATTTGAGACTATATATATACTGATTACCGCTTAAATGTATATTACATCTATAGCACTGCGGCATAACATTACCATCCTCATGCCATCTAGTCGCTAGTCTTGATCTAGACATAAAATGTCCTGCATGGATGCCTATTTTGTAATGACTGACCTTATGACATGTAAAACACTTTACATATCCCTCAGGCGTCGCATCTCTTAATCTAATGTATATACTAAAAATTTTGTCTAATTGTTTTTTTAATTGACTTATTGATTTTTTTTTAGCCATTAAAATAATTTTGTCTGATTTAATATAGGTCTCAATCTATTATTTGCAATACCTACATATTTTTTACTAATTTCTGAGCCTATCCAATCTCTATCTAATTGATGAGCAGCTACAGCAGTAGTACCGCTACCCATAAAACAGTCATATATCAGGTCTCCTGGTTTGCTAAAATAATTTATAAAATATTTAGGTAGCCACTCTCCAAAGGCGTATCCATGACCTGCATTATCTTTATTATTGTTTACAGGCTTTATTATATAATTTTTTATCATGTTATCCCCAAAATTATTATAATTAAATTTTTTACCTATAGAGTCATCTGTATTAGGACATAGACAAAATATATACTCATATCCATTACAGACTACTCCTCTACCTGTAGGATTAGGATTATTTTTAATCCATATAAAAGTATCTTTTAAATGTTTTTTATATTCTGACATTATATATCCTGCTATACCTTTACATCCTGCATACTCTCCTATATTCCAAAATACATAGTGTTTGCTAACTCTTAGACACTCATCTATCCATATTTTAGTCTGATTAAAATACTCCTCTGTATCTAAATCATCAGTATAGGTATCATAGTTTACATTAGGATTATTAGTATTCCCTCTACTATTACCTATATTATATGGAGGACTAGTAATTATCATGTCTATAAAATTATCATCCATCCTAGACATAGTATCTAAATTACTCTCATTATATATTTTATTAATCTCCATTACACATACATTGTAGAGTTAGCAAATACAGGTACATATAATTTGTAATAATGCTCAGGCGCTCCATACAGACCTATTTTTGTGTCCTTTGTTTTTATAATTTGTCTGTCATATTGTAAATTACTCATAGCTCTCCTAATGCTTGTAAGAGGTATATTTTTAGCATAGTGTACCCTCCATAAATCATATATCTCTGACGCTGTGTATCTACCTCCATTTTGAAATATCTGATATACTTTTTGCTCCTGGTTTTGGTTTTTAGTTTTTTTCTGTTTTACAAAATCCTGATCTTGATTTGTAGTGTTAAAATAGTTTTCTGATTTTTTCATAGTTTTATTTATTTAATTATAATGATTTTAATATTTCTATACATAATTGCTCAGGCACTTTACTCCTTAGATAATTACCTTTTAATCCCTGTGTACCTGTCTGACTACCTCTAGGCGCTGGTTGATGATGACAATTTTTATTACCATTATGGCACATAGGTCTAGGTATCCATCCCTGTAATTTATTATCTCCAAATAAATCATTACTAGACAAATGATTAGTCCAAATGTCTGTAGGTTTCATGCGGTCCTCTCCATAACTGCAGTAGGTAATTGTAGCTCTGTCAAATTGTTGCATAAAATTTAGTTTTCTTAATTTACCTCTAGGATTTTCTATAAAATAATAATCAGGATTAAAAAATTTAATTATTTCTATTGTCTTTTTTACTATTTGTATACCTAATACTGCCTGCTCTGTTTTTGGCGTATGGTCTTTATGCCAGTGTTTACCTATGCTAGCTACGCTAAAATATGTGCAAGGAGGCGATGCCCAAATACAATCTATTTTGTCTATACCTTTTTTAAATAAATGCTCAGTCAATTCATGACAATTTATGTCTAGTATATTTTTTACTAAATCTATATTGTCAAATGGTTTTATATCTATTGTAAATGTATTGTATCCAAATTTTTCAGCTGCATTACTAAATGACCTACTACCCGCAAATAAATCTAGTATATTCATTTTATATATTTTATTTCGTTGCCTATTAATTTTATACCTGTATTATTTTTAGATCTATATTTTAATCTCTTATCTCTACGCTCAGGCTCTTTAGTGTCATTATCCCATATTAGTTGCCTATGTTTTTTTATCCAGGCAAAATAGGTCTGTACATTAAGTACAAATTTTACATCCTCTGTGTCTCTTACACCATAACGAAAACTCATGACTATTGCATTAAAATCCATATTACCAAAACTCTCTAATAAGTCTGTAGCTAGACTTTTACTCAATACTACTTTAAAGTCTGTATCTTTTTGCTGCCCTAACTCTACTAATGTATGACTAATTAAGTCTAAACATTTTAGGCATAAGTCTTTATATTCTATATCTTTTATTTTCATAATCCGCAAAATCCTGTATCGCACTCATTAAAATCATCAAATGTTATCTCAGCTTGTGGATGCCATTTAATAATATCATTATATTTTACATCAGATTTAAATGTATTAGGACTGTTTTCGTTTTCTAAATTAGCAAAAAATTGCATTTTGTTTTTATGCTCCTGACTCATTTTATTTAAAAATAACGGCGACCTATGAAAACATCCGACACAATTATTATAATACCCCTTTTTAAATCCTAAAAAATTGTTTTTATTCCAATAGTTATTAATATCTATAGCTGTAATACCATCATCTATTAATGGAAAACTAGGCACTCTCCATTTTATCATGCCCCATTTATTTTGAGTACCTCTTTTACCGATAACTGCCTTCATTTCATCTACTCCATCAATTAACTTACTAATCATTTTATTAGACCTCCTCTCCTCTCCTTTTCTAAATCCTATCCTCATGTCTACTATTTCATTAATATTTTGTCTCCAATAGTTAAAAATAGGTATTAACTTTAAATGCGTTGTACAGTATCTAGTCATTATATTAGGCAAATAATATTTACCATTTTTGCCCTTAAATTTTTTTACTATGTCCTCAAATACCTCTCCTGTAATCCAATCTATATTTACTTTTTCTGACAATTTTAACATTACAGGTATTATAGAGTCCTGTTCTAATGTACCTACAAAATCTACCTGTAATAAATCAGATACTATTTGCCTCACTTTTTTATCAGGATATTTACAATTTAAATCATTAGTCCTAACTAAACTAAATACATTATAGTCAGCTGGATAATGTATAGCTATATAACTAGATGTTTTACCTCCTGACAAACTATTAACTGTTTTCATTTATAAATTATTTAATATGTCTTTTGCTTTATTATGACTATCTATATGATTACTAATTGTAGATTTTTTATCCCATTTTACAGAGTTTTTTTGCCATCTTAGTAGTCTCCTATGTATGTCAAATGTTTTCTGTTTTTCAAATCTCATTTTAGTACCTCCTACCTCACTCCAATACATATAAAAATCCTCTAAAATATCTATACTAAAATCATTTTTATAAGTTAAAATTTTAGCTTTAAATTTTGCATCTCTTATAGATATATTATTTTGTATTTTTATTGTTTTATTATTATTAGTGTCTGCTTTTTTAACTTCTTGTTGTCTAATTTTTTTACTGCTTGTAGTCAAATATTTTAATATCTTATCATGATTTATCTTAAAATGTAATTTAGATGGCATGCCTGATAGTTTTGTACTTAAAAATTTCTGATCCTGGAGTATTTTTATAGCCTCTCTCTGTTTATATTTAGACAATGTAGTATCTTTTTTTATATTATCTGATGTATTAAAAAAATATCCATCTACTAAACTATTATTGTCTATAAAATATCCCTCTTTAGATATTAAATCTGCTAGTAAAATAGAAGCATCTACCCCTATTCTACTAGCTAAAAACTTATTTACCACTAAATACGCTGTACTACTTAGTATATTTCTCATAATGATACATCTATTTTAGCATTATAATCGCTCATACAGTATTGTATTTTCTTTAGTGTACTACTAAAATCTCTATAATTAGTCTGTATGTCTGTATGTAAATCATTTAATTTTACAGATATAAATACTTTGCCTGCTTTATTTTCTTTAATAGTTGTATTATCTAAAATATAATTTTTAAGGTCTTTATTTTCTTTTATAGTATTATCTATTGTATTTGATTTTTTATAGTCAGATATAGATATTACTATATTATTAAATAGATTTCTATAATCAGCCCAATACTTATAGTTTTGCTCATGTGTTTTTTCATAATGATATATACTACATCTGTCATGATTTAATACCTCTGCTATAGTACTATAATGTATCTCTCTCTCATATCTAGCTATATTACTGACTACCATCCTAGGCATCAAAATGTCATGCGTTCTCACTCTACGGCATAATGACTGAGGAGGTAGGTTGCATAGTTTCTCTGCAATTATTACCATTTTCTCTACCTCATCTACATCAGTAATTATATTTTTATCATGTCTTGTATATTTTCTCATAATTAAAATGGCATATCATCTATTACTACCTCTCCATTATCTAATACATTTTTAGGACTTTCTACAGGTTTCTCAGCTCTTAAAATGTCATTTACTAACTCATTTTTTAATCTAATTACATCATCTGTATTTACTTTATGCCCCTGACCTATATATGCTGCTGATATAGTTGCTGCTACTTTAAGACATGCTAACTCTGTAATCTGTTTATTGTTTTTAGGAGTTGATCCAAAAGACTTAGTAAATCCTCCCTCAGGCTGTGCTGCCTTAGCTTTTACATACTCCTGCTGTCCTACATCTCCTGTTATCTCATAAGTAATATCCCATCCCTCTAGCTGGTCTTTTTTCTTACCTATATTAATTTTATCTCCATTATCCATAATTAGGTCATGATAGATAATTGTACCCTTAGGTCCTTGCCACTCTTTTTTGTTGTTTACTTTACTAATTTTTGCTGTTTTTATCATTTTATTATATTTAATATTATAGATACATTTTAGGCTGTATCTTTTACCTAGTCTAACATACTCATATCCTCTATAGGTTTTTGAGTTGTTTTATTTGTGTATAGTTTGTATGTGTTTATGTCTATATTAGTACCATCTAACTCCTCCTCTGTACAGCTCTCTGCATGCTCTAGACATGATATACATAGGCCTTCATTAGTTATAATAGCCGTACAGCAATAACTGTACTCCTCTCCCTCTACTAAATAATCATAACATTCCTCACATACTGCTAAATCATCATATTTAGGTTGCATGTCGCAAAATTCACAGTTATCAGGCTCAGGTCCATTGTAATCAGTAGGATTATCTCCATAACTTTTATGTGTAGCTTCTATCCAATTCATATCTCAAAATTTTTAACTATTCTATTTACCTGCTTTTGACTTCTTATAATAAATGTCATAGTCTCTCTGAGGTCTTTTGCTGCTTTTTCGTACCCCTCAGCTACTCCTGCATAATATCGCTCTGATGATTTGTATAGGTTTCTACTATCTCCCTCAGTACCATTATAATTATTACGCTCCTCTATCTCATATTTACGCATAGCATTAGCAGTATTCTCAAATATAGTAGCTGTCATATTTAATCTATCATATACAATGTCTACATCAAATTTGCCTATAGCTTTTTGTATTTCTTTTTTAGTTTCTATAGCGTCTATCATATCTGTATTACTATTGTCTATACGCTCTGTAATTGCAATCTCTTGCATTAATTCATTAAATCTATCATCTGACATACCTAATGATGTACTATTGTTTTTCATAATTTTAATTTTTATATAATAATTTTTGATTTGCCTTTATTTGTTTTTTAAGACTATTTTTTTTCACTTCATCAGTTTCTGTATTATACCAATCTATTAACTGATTAGTAAGTTTTTGTAAGTCTTGTAAAAATGTTTTTTTCATAATTTTATTTATTGATTAATATTGACACAAAACTACAATATATTTTTAATTAACACAAATATTAACACAATTATTACCAAAGTTATTAACAAAAGTTATTAACAATAGTAATATATTAGTTTTTAGATGTTTTATGATTATATGGACTAGTTATATAGATTTGTTATAAAAGTCCTTTAAATGTGTTTATATGAGGTGATAGAGGTATTTATAGAGGCATTAGTACATTAAATGCTATACTACCATTTTCTAAACATAGTCCTACCCCTATAGCTGGTTTTTTGCCGTATTTTGCGTATGCCATTGCATAACTCTCATGGTCTATACCGCATCCTGTCTGTAATCCAAATACTCTATAATTTTGACCTACATAATGCTCTGTATAACATTGTGTATGTAGATGCCCCTGGATCGTGTTTTGCATGTCTGCTCTACATTTAGTCCGAGCTGTACCCCCCTCTCCATGTATGTACTGTACATTATCCTGTACATATCTCTCTACAAAATCCCAATTAGGCACCTCTAATACTTCTTTGTATGATTTTATCCATTTTTTAGGTATATTTGATGTCTGTCCTTTCCTAAATACCATGCGGTCATGATTGCCGATTATAACTTTTGTACCTACATCTCCGAATGCTTTATACCATCTAGCTATCCTTTTTATTGCTAAATCTAACTCATCTCCGCCTGATAAACCGTCTGGGTTGGTTTCATGGTAGCTACTGTAATGATTATCTATTATATCGCCAATGAAAATGACTTGACTGCAGTTATATTTAACGTAAGTATTGTAACAGAAATTCAAATATTCGTCTAAACAGAAAGGTTCGTGCAGGTCGCCAATGACTAATACATTGCGAACCTGCTCCGACCTCATTTTTTTCAATGCCTCAATTTCATGAGGCTTTAACCTGTAGCGGTTGTTCCGCATTTATTTTTTTGCTTCTTTTCCTAAATCTGCTAGTGACTGCCCTGTTAGCATCGCAATTAAACTCCACCAGATTTGAGAAACGCTAGTTTCATCAACATCTAATTTTCTTGCAATTAATGGAACAATGATGCTGGCTATGCCTAGCCACACTTTTTTTGAGGAAAGTAGTTTAGCTAAAATAAACTGTTTCATTTTATAAAGTTTTGATTAATATTAATTTAGTATGTCCAGATGACATTTGTTTGTTTTTCTTTGTTATCCAAATCTACATGAATAAATGTGTCACTTATGCCTATACGTGAAAAACCTACTAACAATAGGCTGTTAATAATAGTAAAACGGTCTGCACTATTCTTACATGATATATCTGCTGCTAAACCTTTTAAATGGCTACTTGTTTTGCTAGCCTTGTATCCGCGTTTGATCAAATCTAAATTATATTCTTTA